TCTATCCGCACGATTCGTCAGCAAAACCAGTTTTTTGGGCTTCGGGAAAAGCCTTGTAAACAAAGGAAAAGATTTTTTGGAATAGTTTGAGTCTATCTAGTTTTTGTGGTTAGTATTGACTTATCAACGAAAGTTGAAAGTTCAAGAGGAGGACTTATGAAATCAGCAAGACGAAGCAGTTGCATTCATTGTGGTCGCAACATTGTTGAACGACCAGCAGATCAAGAATACATCACCGAATATGGTGATGATGGTTTGGCTTGGTCAGATGTTGTTGAGAAGCGTTCAATGTGTTTGATTCATAATTACAGCACAGGACACATCACAGAAAAAGAATGGAATCTTTGCCAATGAAAGTTCGTAGGGCTTGGGGCGAGGTTGCGCCTGTCGCTGTTGATCTGGTTCAGTTCTTCACGAAGCAGGGTTTGGTTTGTGATGTTGGTGGTTCGTTTCGTAGGCGAGCCGATCAGGTGGGTGATCTTGACATTGTGGTTCAGGCAGATTCTTTGAGCGATGTCTTGTTGCCTGACTGGTTGTTCTTTGAGCGTCTAGGTGAGCAGGCTGCTCACGGTGTCTTTGATCTTGGCGGTCAGCCTTTCGGTGTTGATATCTGGTGTGCTACTGAACGCCAGTGGGGTGCGTTCCTTTGGTATATCACGGGCAGCAAAGAGTTAAATATTTTGATGCGTAAGAAGGCGAAGGCGCAGGGTTTGAAGTTGTCGCAGTTCGGTTTGTTTAATGGTGGTGTTCAGGTTGATGATGGCACTGAGGTCGGTGTGGCTTCGGCGTTGGGTATGGATTGGATTGAACCTGCCGACAGGCAGAGGTTTGTTCGTGCAGTCGTTGTGCCTGATCAAGTGTTTGAGGTTGCTTCTAGTTCTAGAGACATAAGTTATGTTGTGTCTCAGGTTGATTCGGTTTGGTCTTGCAGTTGCCCTCATCACACCTATCGGAAAGTTGAGTGCAAGCACATCAAGCAGGTGCGTGTGGATAAGGCTGTGGCTGCCTAATATTTGTGGCACAATATATGTCCAATGAAATACAAGGATTGATTTATGGGTGGCAAGGGTAGCGGTGGGCATAACAGGAAACCTGTTGAACGCAAGCAGCGTATCGGGAATCCGTCAGGGCGTAAGTTGCCTGAGGTTGTGCCGATGGCTCAGATTACGGCTCTATCTTCAGGGCATATTCCTGAGCCTTCAAGACCTTTAGAAAAACAGGGAATGGTTTTGTGGAATCAGATTTGGACTTCTGGTGCTTCGTGGTTGAAACTGAATATGGATACCGAATTGGTTTTGATGCTTTGCGAAGCAGCAGAGGAACGAACGAGGTTGAGAATGATGTTGAAAGATGATCAATCTTTGTGGCGTGAACGCCGTGCCTTGCGTGAAGTTGATCGTCAGATAATTACTTTGTTAGGTCAAGTAGGATTTAGTCCATCAGAGCGAGGATTGTTAGGAACAGGTGAAACAACAAAGCACGAAATCAGCGACCTCAACAGGCGTATTGCCGAAAAGCGTTCAGCCAAACGATAAGTGGAAGCCTGCGTTCTATACGCAGCGCAAAAACATTTCAACTGATGGCGATGAGATAATCAACTTCGCTGAAACCTACTTCAATGTGATCAAGGGCTTCCGTTCTGGTGAGCCTCTACGGTTTACTTCTTGGCAGAAATGGTTGATGCGTTCGCTTTATGAGCGTGATGATGTTACAGGCAGGCTTCGTTATCGCCGTGCGCTCATCGGTTTGCCTCGTAAGCAGGGCAAAAGTTTGATGATGTCTGCTGTTGGTGTGTATGGAATGATCGCAGGTGAAGCAGGTTCAGAAGTTTATGCGGTTGCCAACGACAGGCAGCAGGCACGAATCATCTTTAATGAAGCGAAGCAACAGATTGTAAACAGCCCTTTGCTTAATGCTGAGTCAAAGATTTATCGTGATGCGATTGAGATGCCACGCTTCGGTTCGGTGTTCCGTGTTCTTTCATCTGACTTCAAAGGGCAGGCTGGTCTGAATCCATCACTTGTATTGTTTGACGAATTGTGGGGGCAACCTAATCACGATCTCTACGACCAGATGACATTAGGTTCGGGCGCACGAATAGAACCACTCACTATCAGCATCACGACTGCTGGCTACGATCTTGATTCGCTTGCAGGCAAGTTGTATCAGTATGGCAAACAAGTTGCAGCAGGCGAAGTTGATGATGACTCGTTTGGTTTCTGGTGGTGGGAAGCACCCGAAGATTGTGCGATAGATGATCGCAAAGCGTGGCGTGTAGCGAATCCAAATCTCGCTGAAGGCTTACTTGACCCCGATGATCTAGCGGTAGCGGTGAAACAAACATCAGAGATGGGAATGAGAAGATGGCGTTTGAATCAGTGGGTTCGCTCTCAAGAATCGTGGCTGCCTGTTGGTGCGTGGGAACAATGCGTGTCAGATCGTCAGTTAGATTCGGAGTTGCCTGTGTGGGTAGGGATTGATATGGCTTTGAAGCACGACAGCATCGGCGTTGTTATCGCCCAGCCTCAAGATGGTTGCACCGTTGTTCGCTCAAAGATTTGGCAACCGTCATTAGAAGGCGTTGATGTTTCTGAAGTGGAAGTTTATTTGCGTGAAGTTCACGCCACCTATCGGGTGCAAGAGTTCGCCTTTGACCCTGCTTACTTTCAGAGAAGCGCAGAAGCGTTAAGCGATGACGGTTTGCCGATGGTTGAGTTCGGGCAATCGGCAGCACGAATGATTCCTGCTTGCGGTAACGCATACGAGATGATCGTGAACAAGAAAGTGGCGCACGATGGCTCACCAACTTTCACCGATCAAGTTCTGTCAGCAGCACAACGAATGACTGACACTGGTTGGCGGTTAAGTAAAGGCAAGTCAAGGCGTAAGATAGATGCTTGTATTGCTATGGTGATGGCGTTAGATCGTGCGACAACTAGAGCGACAGCAGTTATTGAACCATCAGTATTGGACATTTGGAAATGATTAACAAACAAAAAATTACTACAGCGATGGAAATTGTTGGTGGCGTGTTGGTCGTGTTGGGTGTTTCGGCTTTTAGTGTGCCGATTAGTGTTATTGTTGCTGGAGTTCTTTTGATTGTTGCTGGAGGTCTAGCAGTATGAGTTTGTTTCGCAGGTCTGAACAACGAGCGTTGCCGACTTCTATTGACCCATATCAGATCACGGCTCGCCCTTATTATCCGAACTACACAGGCGAAATCGTTACCGAACTCACAGCGTTGGCTCATAGCGCAGTCATTTCAGCAGTAACTATTCTCGCCGATTCAATCGCTGCAATGCCACTTGAACTTACTCGCACTCGTGGTGGTCGCATAGAGAAACTTCCAACACCATCAGTTCTGCAACGCCCGAACGATAGACAAAATATGTTTGAGTTCGTTCACCAAACAATGGCAACTCTCGCTTTGCACGGCAACGCCTACATTTATGCGCCTCAAGGAAATAACGGTTTGCCTTTGGAGATGCGAAATATTCACCCGAAAGCAATCAACCGAATCGCAGTAAGCGACACAGGCGAAATGATTTACGAGATGGGCAAACAAGAATACTCAAGCAAAGACATTCGTGCAATCCACTGGTTGATCTTGCCGAATCAGTTGCGTGGCGTTTCACCGATAGACACAATGCGAAACACTGTCGGTATGGGCTTAGCGATGGACAGATTCTTGGCACAGTTCTATGGTGAAGGTGCAACACCGTCATCAGTTTTGGAAACAGACGGCGCATTAACACCAGATCAGGCACGACAAATTCGTGATTCGTGGGAAGAATCACATTACAAACATCGCAAACCAGCCGTGCTTCAAGGCGGATTGAAGTGGAGATCAATCACAACAAGCGCAGCCGATATGCAAATGTTGGAACATAAAGAGTCAATCATTCGTGATATCGCCCGTGTGTATCGCATACCGCTCCACTTAATCATCGGCACAGGCGGAGACAGCCAGACATATCAGAATCTTGAAGCAGTCGGTTCAGCGTTCTACCAATACACGCTTCTAGGTTGGGTGCGTAGATTAGAAACAGCATTCAGCGAAATGTTGCCTATCAATGAGCAGGTGCGTTTTAATGCTTCAGAGTTCTTGCGAGCCGATCTGATGACCCGTGTTAAGGCACAGCAGTTGCAGATTCTTTCTGGCACGATGACACCGAACGAAGCACGAGAGATTGAGAACCGTGAACCTTACGATGGTGGAAACGAGTTTGTCGCACCTTCAGTAACACCGAACATCGGCACAGACGCAATACCGCCAGAAAAGTAGAAACTATGCGCTCATACAAAGTAACTGTCACAGCAACAGCAGGACAACTTATAGCAGCAGACAACATCAATCGTGTCGGCTATATCAACATTGTTGGCAACGAGTCAATCGCAATAGGAAATAGCAGCGTTACTTTTGCTACAGGTTTACAACTTGCCAAGCACAGCGCACCAATCCAGATAAATGTTCCTCTTGGCGAATCGTTGTGGGCTATTTGCGATGCAAATAAAACAGATGATGTTCGTGTTCTGTTACCAGATGCGGATTAGTTATGCCGTATGAAGTAATTATGAACGCCGAAAATTGTGGTGGACACGCCGTAGTCAAGGTCGGTTCAATGATTCCTGTAGATGGTGGTTGCCACGCAACACATCAAGAGGCATTAGATCAGATGATTGCGTTGAATATTGCTACAGCAGATGAGCGAAGCGAACGAAATGAACAGATGGTTGCAGCGATTGACGAGGCGATCAATCTTTTGTTGCAAGCGAAGATGGCTTACGAAGCCGATGAAGAAGAAGATGAAGATGAGCCAATGGATTCAAGTGAGATAGAAGATGATGAGGAATATAGGGCGGTGAATCTGGTTGCGCCTGCTTTTATGCGAGCATCTGCTAAGCGTGGACTGGTTTTGCACGAACAAGGCGAATCAGGTGATGGGCTTGTGCCTGCAACTGTCGCTGATGCTCGCCGTATGGCGAACGGTGAAGCGTTAAGCGAGAACAAATGGCGCAAAATACCTGCGTGGATTGCTCGCCACATCGTTGATCTTGACGCAGTTCAAGGCGATGAGATCACTGCTGGGCTGGTAGCGATGCTGTTGTGGGGTGGCGGTTCAAGCAAAGCGAGCGCAAGACGAACGCAAGCATACGCAGAACGAATCGTAAATCAGTTAGAGAATGAAACTCGTGCGCCTGCACCTAAGAAAGATCAAATCAAAGGCAGCGAAAAGAACCCTGAAGGCTCAGCACAAGGCAAAACTGGTGGCATAGTTCTCAACGAAGCAACGAACAAAGCACTTGAAAACAAAGTCAAAGAACACAATGAGAAGATGAAGGAACG